TCTGTAGGCATCTCAAACATGAACTTTACCATATTCTTATATGGAATCTGGTAAAGAGATGACTTGTCTTCATGGTCACCTGGCAAAAATCCAATCTCCCTAGTGGCAACAAGTGATCTCACGATGTAGATCTTTTCATACGGAGACTTCTCATCCAATACATCCTGAAGTGCGTTGTAGAGAGTGATGAACGTTTTACCTGTACCAGCACAACCATATGCCACAAGGTTCTGGTTGTTTTCGTAGCAGCGGAAAAGTTCTTTTTGATTTTCTGTTAGTGGTTCAATGGACCTCATTAGGTCCTTATTGATTGGTTTCTTTCTTTTCATGTGCTTGTTGCTCATCCCGAATGGGACGATTGGTGTAGGAGTTTTCTTCTTTGCAGGCATAAGCGGAGATTAGAATTGGTAATCGCGGTTTTTGCGGACAGTGGCACCCGGTTGTTTAGATGCACGGTCCAAGACTTCATTCCATCCACTGGAATTAGCCTCACCCGACCACCTAAACATCTCTTGGGTGCTCGCACATCCTTGCGACCAATCCCTATCCCATTCTGGATTATCTTCTCTCCACTTAGAGTACTCTTTCATT